AGATAATAAGATCTGGGAAGCCTATGAAAGAGTAACAACTAAAACTGAAATCAATGTATAATAAAGACACAAGAATTTTAATAACCGGAGGTGCCGGGTTTGTAGGTACCAACTTTATCAATGATCTTTTGAATAGGGGTCATAATCCAAAATGTATTGCTGCCATAGATAATATGTCCAACGGTACTTACATTCCTAAAGTCCATGATCAAATTAAAGAAAATTTTCATGAATTAGATATTAGGAATCAATATGTAGAAAATATCATTCAAGATTTTAAACCTGATTATGTATATCACTTTGCTGGGTGGGTATCTATTTATGACTGTAATAATGACCCTTATGAAGCAGTTGATAATAACATTTTAGGAAGTATTAATGTAATGAACGGTTGCGTTAAGGCTGATGTTAAAAGAATTATATTTAGTGAAACTTCAGCAGTATATGAAAATTGTAAAATGGGTGATGATGGGTATAATGAAACACAATCAGACCCAACCACCGTATATTCTACAACTAAAGCATGCCTAGCATTATTAGCAGAATCTTACCAAAGAACTAAAGGTTTAAATTATACAGCATTAAGATACTTTAATGTTGCTGGTCCTCTCCAAGATTACAATAGAACAGTTCCTCCTGTATTTGCAGGGTTTATTTTAAGAATTATGGGAGGCCACAATCCTATAGTATTCGGTGACTATAAAAAATCAAGAGATTATATAAATGTGGCTGATGTAAATGCATTTCATTTACTTTGTATGGAAAATGAAAAGACTGCAAACCAAACTTTTAATTTAGGAACTGGTAAAATGACTAACCTAATGGAACTAAAAGATATGATTGCAGATGAAATGGGAGTTAGTGGAATTCCTTTTGATCATTATGATGCAATCGCAGGTGAGGCTGTATATTCTTTTGGTGATGTTTCTAAAGCAAAATCAATGGGATGGGAACCTAAAAAGGATATTCTTGATACTATTAAAGAAACTATCGTTTATCTTAAAAATGAAGTTGATGAAGGTACAATTGATCCTTTAACCTTTATGGAAGATTTAGAAATTGAAAAAGTAAAAATATGAGTAAAGAATTAAAATGGGGTACTATCATTCCTCTTATTGGAGGTAGTGCTATCGGATGTAAAAATTCCGCAGGTAATGAACCAGCATTTCATTTAAGCTATGATGCTTTTGCTGCTAACGAAAGTCATATTGAAAAATATTGGCCAGATGTTCCTATGTATAGATTAGACCATGAAGATTTAGAAATTCCTAATCAAACTTTTAATGAAGTTGATTATGTAAATTCAGTCTGCCCTTGTGCAGGTTTATCTCAACTTAATTCTGCTAAAGGAACAGCTGCATCAAGAGGATCTGGTGCTACACAAAATAAATGGATGTATGACTCATCAGAGTATATTTTAGAAAATGTAAAACCTAAAGTTCTTTGGGGAGAAAATGCACCAGGCTTATTTACTAAGATGGGAGAAGGTGTTGTAGAAAGACTTAAAGAAATTGGTCGTAAACATGGATATAGTTTTTCTCTAATAAAAACAAATACTGAATTACATGGAATTCCACAAAGAAGGATGAGAACATTTTATTTCTTTTGGAATACTCCAACAGTTCCTTTGTTAAGTTGGAAATTCAGAGAAAAGAAAAATCTTATTGATTATCTTAATGAAATACCAGAAGATGCTACACACCAGGATATGTTTATGGTAAGTGGTAAAGTAACAGAGCATTATAGACCTTATGAATTTGTCTTAGAAAAAGAAGGTTTAACTCATGCAGAATTTGCTGCTAAATTTAAGAAAGGTACAATTGCTCAGTATTTAGAAAAGCATGATCTGATTGATGAATGTATCCAATGGCTAAACAAACATTATCCTAAACAAGGATTTTCAAATAAAAAATCTACAAAAACTTTTTCTGATATGTTAGAGCATCAACAATATAAAACTAGCCAAGGGTTAGGTTATTGGGATGCATCTCCACACTTCTTTAATGAAAGCTTTTCTGCTCTTATTGGTAGAAATATGTTCAACGGTGTTCACCCAATAGAAGATAGGTATTTAAACATTAGAGAGATGCTACACTTAATGGGATTACCATTAGATTTTGGAATAGAACATTCTGGTCAAGTAAACCACATCGCACAAAATGTTCCTGTGAGAACGGCTCAAGATATGGCTGATGAGGTTAAAAAGTTCTGTAGAGGAGAAGCTAAAATGACCAACTATACTTTTATGAAACAAGATAATACAAATCAAAAAATCTTAACTGTAGAAGAGCTAGGTGCTAAGCCTAAAAAGAAGTATAAAGTTAGTAGAACTTTTTAAAACTATTAAACATTAATGCATATAAAAATAAACTAATATTAAAAATTCAATGGAAGCAACAATTACAAAAATTGACGGTTATGAATTAAGTTCATTCGTCAAAAAACTTTTACCGATTGATAAATTCATCTTTATGAAAATCGGACAAGAAGGAACAACATCGTCTGTTTATTTTCCTGAAAGAGATGCTGTTAAATTAGTAAATACACCAACTTCAGATATCTTTGATACTGGAATTACTGACCCTGTAAAGGTTAGTTTTTATAACGGTACTAAAGTTATAGATGCCCTTTCTCATTTTAACGGAGATGTTCAAGGTAGAATCAAGTATTCTGAAATTGACGGAGAGCTTATGGCAAGTGATTTTATTATTGAGAATGAAGATCTTCAAATTAATTTAGCTTGTGCAGATCCATCTTTATCCTTTATGGAAATGAGTAAAGAAGAAACTGACCGTGCATTTGGAACTGAAGGGAATATTTTTCAATTTGATTTACTTACAACTCATGTTGATAAAATGAAATCTCTTTTTAACTTAGAGAAAGAAGAAGATACTTTTACACTATGTGTTAATGATAAAGGCGTTGCAGTAAAAGGTAATTCTTATGATGCAACTTTGGCTCATACATATGAAGGTGAAAATGCAGTAGGTCAAAAAGTTGTTATTTACAAGAAGTATATCAACCTCTTAGACAAAGAAAATTATAAAGTAATCGTATGCGGCAATAAGGTAGTGTTCCGCTCCTTAGATACTAACACACATCTAACTGTGGCTGTAGCGATAACTGATGAAGATTAATTCCTAGCTTCATCTGGGATAAAGGTAGTGAATTGATCCGATTAGTGATGATAACGAAACTACCTTTATCCTTTTTTCTTTATAAATAAAATAAAAATACAACATGGCATATAACATAACACTGAAGACATTTAAGGCTGTAGAAGATATTCAATTAGGAAGTAAAAGATATGTGTTTGTAACTGCTGATTTAATAATAGACACAGATGAAATTCAGGCAGTTACGCCATTTTGGAATGATATTAATACATTGTGGGATTTTGATAAAACCGTAGCAGTGTTAAAATCAGGAGAAACAGTAAATATAGATTCTACATATACAGAAATGCAAAATCTATTAGCACCAGGTAGCCCAGGCGGCGTTTCATAAACCTTCGCAATAAAATAATATGACAGAACTAACAGAGTTACAAACAATACAAAAAGAAGCAAGCAAGTTTTATAATTATGAACAGGCAGTTAAGTTAATGCTTAACTCTATTTATGGAGCATTTGGTAATCCTTATTTTTACTTCTTTAATGTAGATATTGCAGAAACTATAACTCTACAAGGTAAAGATGCTATTCTTTATACAGAAAAATTACTTAACAAATATTTTAAAGAGTTTTGGCACAAAGATACTCCGGCACATGAAGCTATGGGTATTACAGTTACAGGAAAGATTGATAATCCTGTAGGAATTTACATTGATACAGATTCAGTATATGTAAAGTTTGATGAAGTGATTCAAAAATCTGAAGGTTGGCAAGGAGATGAAAAGGAATTTATTCTTAAGCTTTATAAAGTTAGATTAAATGATTATCTAGAAAAAATACTTCAAAAGTATGCTGATGATAATAATGCCGAAAACTTTTTATCTTTTGAATTAGAAAGCATTGCAAAGAATGCTATTTGGTTAGCAAAGAAAAAGTATATGCAGAATATTGTTTGGAAAGATCCAGATATTCACTATGAAGATCTTTCCAAAATTAGTGCAAAAGGGTTTGAGATTATTCAGTCATCAACTCCTTTGTTTGCTAGAGAAAAACTTAAAGACTTATTGACATATATCTTTTCTGTAGATAAGTTAGATATGAAAGAGTTTGCATCTATTCTTAAAGACATTAAAAGACAATTTAAATTAGCTAACATTGACCAAATATGTTTTTCTCGAAAAGTAAACAATTATCAGAAGTATATTGTAAATGATTATGAATCTTTTGAAATAGCTTCCAAATGTCCTATAGGTGTAAGGTCAGCAGGGTATCATAATTATCTTTTAAATAACTCATCATCTAAAGGAAAATATCAACCTCTAGGAAATGGAGAAAAATGTAAAATGTATTTCTCTACTGATAAATCATGTGACGTTTTCGCCTATGCACCTGGTGAATATCCTTATGAGTTTGCTCCTGATGTTGATCATGATAGACAGTTTGAAAAGACAATATTAGATCCTATAAATCGTGTAGTAACTGCAATGGGCTTTAAGGCTTTTAATAGAAATCTAATATACACAACAAGTCTTTTTTAATAAAACAAATCTTATTTTTAACATATAAAAATAAACAAAAATAATATGGCAAAAGAATTCTCATTCTCCGATTTAAACAAGGAGATGTCCAAGATATCAGAATACGGAGATACTTTAGACAAATCAACAATATCAGAAATAGATCATTATATTCCTACAGGAAATTTTCATCTTAATGCATGTTTAACAGGATCTTTATTTGGAGGTTATCCTAATAATAGAGCAGTTGCTTTAGCAGGGCCTTCAGGTACAGGTAAAACTTATCTTATACTTAATGCAATTAAGCAGGCTCAGTTGCAAGGGTATAGTATCATCTTTTATGATTCAGAAAATGCTGTTGATAAAAAACTTGTAGAAAAATTTGGAATTGATGCATCTAAATTTAGATATGAACCATGTAATACAGTTCAAGAATTTAGAAGTTCAGTTACTGCAATCACTGATGTATTGATTGAGCAAAAGAAGAAGGGTGTAGCATTACCTAAAATTATGGTAGTACTTGATTCTGCTGGTAATCTTGCAACACAAAAAGAAATTGATGATGCAAAAAGTGGAAGTAGTAAAGCTGATATGACAAGAGCTAAGTTACTTAAATCTACATTCAGAATCATTATGACTCAGTTTGGTATTTGTAAAATTCCTTTCTTATTCTCAAATCATACTTACCAAACACAGGACTTATTTTCAAGGCAAGTTGGAGGTGGAGGTACAGGACCAGAATATGCAGCATCAATTATTCTTTTCTTAGGTAAAGCAAAACTCAAAGAAGGTATAGAACAAACAGGAATCATTGTAACTGCAAAACCAAATAAGAATAGGTTTGCTAAACCAACTAATATTAAGTTTCATATTTCTTTTAACAAAGGTATGAACCCTTATGTAGGTTTAGAAGAATACATTAGCTGGGATACCTGCGGTATTGAAAGAGGTAGGTTTATAACTGAAACTGCATTTAATAAATTAACTGACATAGGAAAGGCAGAATGTCGTAAGCATTCTTTTAAGAAAGACAAGAAAGACGTTACTGTTTATTTCCAACCTGCAGCAACAGCACGTAAGCTTTGTGTAAAACATTTGAATGATACTGTAGATCTTAATAAGCTATATACACCAGAAGTTTTAACAGACGATGTTTTACAACTAATCGAACCAATAGTAAATGAAAAGTTTACTTATGGTGTCGATGAAATGAAAGCAGAAGACTTAACTGAAATTATTTCTACAGAGGATGTTGCCGAAACTGCTTAATACTGCTAAACTCAAAGTTAAGTATGTATTAGGCAATCACACTACACAACCGGGCTACCCTGACGCTGAAGACGTACTTTTTGAATTAATTAGAGACTACTGTGGTAAAGTAGCTAAAGAAATTAAATTTACCGATGTCTCTATGGCGAAAAGATGGAATCTTTCAAAAGAAAGATGTGATAAGATTCTAAATAAACTTTTAGAGATTAATTGTATAAAGGTTGATTTTTCAAATTCTGCCTATACTACTTATGAGGTTATACATAACCCTTATGAATAAACTAAATATGCTTTTTAGCATATAAAAATAAAACTACATGAAATCAAGTATAGATCACGAAAAAATATTTTTTAATTATTTTTTAACTAAACCTCATTATCTAAAAGGTACTGGTGATGGCTTTTTTAGTAACCGTGATCTAGATCATATTGCTAAACTATCTAAACAGTTTTATCTTAAGTTCGGTGAAAGCCCATCAAAGGATCAAATGAAAGCTCTGATTGCTGATGATCCTAATGAAATATCAACGGATATAGTTACTTCTATTTATGACATCAATATAAATGAATATGATCAAGATTGGTTGAAAAGAACTGGCGAGGCGTGGGTAAAATGGAAGCATTTTGATAAACAATTAATTCGTACAATAGAATATGTAAAAACTCAAGACGTATCACCAGAAAACGTAGAGGATGTAGTTAATCGGGCAATAGGTATGATTTCTACTGATGGATCTATAAACTTTGATACAGATGTAGGTTTAGATTTTTTTAATCCTGAATCTCATGTTCAAAGAACATCCAAGAAAATAGAAACAGGTTGGAGTTTTGTTGATAGAGTATCTGGCGGAGGGTATGATGCTAAGTCATTAGTCATTTATGCAGGTGAACAGAATATTGGTAAATCTATTTGGTTAGCTAATGATGCTGCTAACTTTGTTAAGATGGGCCATAATGTTGTTTTCATTACAGCAGAGATGTCATCACAAAAAGTATTAAAAAGAATAGGTTCTAATCTTTTAAATATTCCTATGATGGATTATGACAAACATTCGTCAAATGTAGGTTATATGAAACGTAGGTTAGAAAAAGTATCTCGAGGATTACTTCCTCCAGGTAAATTATTTGTTAAAGAATATCCAACTTCTCAAGGTACTATTCCAGATATTGAACTTTACTTAAAAGATCTAGAAGAATCACAAGATCATAAAGTACATGTTCTCGTCGTTGATTATATAAATATCTTAGCTAACTATAGGAATCCTAATACAGAAAATACTTATATAAAGATTAAACAAATAGCCGAAGACTTAAGAGCATTAGCAGTTAAACGAGATATGTTAGTTATATCTGCTACACAAATTAATCGTGGAGCCTGGGATGCCACTGAGGTAAGAATGGAAAATATTGCAGAATCTGCAGGTCTTGCTCATACAGCTGATGTTATGTATGCTCTTATCCAAGATTCAATTATGCATAGTGAACGTGAATACTGGCTCAAGGTATTAAAAATTAGAGATGGTCAAGGAAAGGGTTCCAGATGTAAGTTTAATATTGACTATGATCATATGAGGTTAACTGAAACAGATGAAATTACAAATTAAAAATTAATAAAATTATATGTGGGGCAAAAAGAAAAAAGCTTTAAGTAAAAGCGAAGATGATAAAAAATCTAAATACGAAGAAAAAGACAAGATATTTAATAACACATACGGTGAACAAGATCTATCAGGTCAGAAAATAAGTTTTACATTAGCCTCAGGTTATGGTGATACAATGGATCCAGATGATAAGATGCATTATGATTCTTTGTTTGAAAGGATTGATTCTATAATCAAAGGTAGTGAATTTGAACATTTAAACGAAGCAACACCCGACGGGGTTATTAAGAAACTAAATAAAGTACAAATAAACAAAGTATTCTTTTATGTAATTGAAAATGTAGGAAGTGATTATACTAGGATTGATCTATTTGGTGTTCTTTCAGATTATTTTGATGTATTTCCTAACAAATTTTACAACTCGTTATCTAATAAATTTAAAGATGAACTTATCAAAGAATTAGATGACAAATACAACATTTTAGAAAAAAGAAAAATTAGAAAACTTTTTTAACATGGCAAAGAGAATTTGGATGGTAAGTGATTCGCATTTAGGATGCAGATCAAATTCTGTTTTATGGCTTCGCATTATAGAAGATTACTTCTTTAACTTTTTCATACCTCTTGTAAAGAAAGAATATAAAAAGGGTGATGTTCTTTATCATTTAGGTGATGTGTTTGATAACAGACAAAGTGTTAATTTAGCAGCACAAGATCTGGCAATCAGAGTCTTTGAAGAATTAGGAAAAATATTTCCTGATATTCATATCATTGTAGGCAATCATGATATAATGAGAAAGAACAGTAATGAAATATCATCCGTTGATTGTTTAAAATATGTTCCTAATGTAACTGTGCTTAAGCAACCTAAAATTTTAAAATATGAAGATGCTACTTGTTTACTTATGCCTTGGAGGCGAGATAGTCAACATGAAAAAGAAACATTAGAAGAAATTAAGGATGAGGTAGACTATATGTTTTGTCATACTGAAACTAGAGGAGTTCAAACAAACCCTAGTACAAAACATTTGCATGAAGGTGGAAATGAAGTATCTACTTTTAAAAGATTCAAAAGAGTATATTCTGGTCATATCCACTATAGGCAAGAAAAAGGAAATTTTATTTTGGTAGGAAACCCTTATCAAATGACAAGATCCGATAGAGATAATCAAAAGGGAGTTTATCTACTGGACTTAAAATCAGGAGAGCATACATTCTTTGAAAATAATAGAAGTCCTAAGTTTATAAGATATTACATCAATGATATTTTAGAAATGCGCATGGAAGATATACAAAAAGAAATTAAAGATAATTTTGTAGATGTTTTCATTCCTTCTAATATCTTAGGAAAGTATAACATAAACATGTTTATGGATTACTTAGACGGTGTGGCGAGAAAACTCGAACCAAGAATCTATGATGAAGAGAATCCTTATGATGTTGAAGATGGCGAGCTTTCTGATTTTAACGGAGAACTAAATTTAATGAATATTGCAGCAGAATATATTAACTCTTTAGATTATGATGATGATCTAAAAGAAAGGTTAAAAGTATCGGTGCAAGAATTGTATAAAAGAACACTATCACCTAATTATGAAGATTAAAAAAGTAGAGTTTAAGAATTTTGCAAGTTATGGAAATAGAACTCAAGTCATAGAGTTTGAAAAAGAAAAAAGTGATCTGTATCTAGTCTTAGGAGGAAACGGTGCTGGTAAAAGTACTTTGGCCAAAGTCATAACTTATTTATGTTACGGTAAAGTAGAGGGTGCTCATTTAAGAGACTTACCTAACAGGGTTAATAAAGCTCTTTGGGGTAAAATTTGGCTAGAGAGTAAAGGTAACCGTGTAGAGATAGAAAGAGGAATATCACCAGGTATATTTAATGTAAAACTAAATGGTGCAGAATATGATGTTGCCGGTAAAGTGAACCTTCAAGATTTTTTAGAAACTGAAATCTACGAAATACCCTATCACGTATTTAAAAATGTAATCATACTTTCTGTTAATGATTTTAAGTCTTTCATAACAATGTCTCCGTATGATAAGAAAAGAATTATAGATAAGATATTTGGTTTTTCTATTATCAATGAGATGGCAGAAGCTGTAAAAGAAAAAAGAAGAAGTATCATAGAAGATATTAAAACCTTTGAAGATGAAATAAGAACTCTGAATGAATCTATTGATTCGGTGTATGATAAAATTGAGCAAATAGAAATACTTACAGCAGAAAAGGATAAATCTAAGGTTAAGAAATTAAAACAAGATTTGGTAGGGTTAAATAAGAAAAGAAAAACTTTACAAGATATTACTGCTGCTCTTAAAACAAAATTAGAATCTACAGAATTAGATTCCAGAAACAGGTCAACAGAACATTCGGTTCTTAAGCATAAAATTTCAAATGTTAAACAGGAATTAAAATTATTTGAAAATTCTACATGCCCTACGTGCACAGCCCCACTAACATCTGACTTTCATTTAGATATTAAAAAAGAAAAGGAAGAATCTTTAGTAACATTAGAAGAAGAATTTGAAATCGCAAAAAATAAATATGAAGATTCGGTTACTAAATTACAAGACTTAAGAGTTAAAGGTAGAGAAATTCATGTAAGAAAAGGGCAGTTAGAAGTAGAGATGGAAAATCTTAAAAATAAGTTAATTGAATTAGCCGAGAAAGATGAATCTGATTCTTCAACTAATCTTAAGCAATTAGTAAAAGATTTTAAATCACGTAAGAAAGTAAAAACTGATGGTAAATTAAAAAGTGAAGGTGAAGACTACTACTTAACTATTTTAGAAAATTTGATGGGAGAAGGTGGTATTAAAAATCTAGCAGTAAGATCTATTTTACCTTCTTTTAATAATCACATTCTTTTGATGGGAAGAGAAATGGGAATTCCTTTCGCTATTAAGTTTGATGATAAGTTCAATTGTACACTTCATCATTTAGGAACTGAGATTAGTCCAAAAACATTAAGCACAGGAGAAAAGAAAAAAGTAGATTTTGTAATTATTATGGCTCTGATGAAAATGATTAAAGTTAGGTTCCCTTCTCTTAACATTTTATTTTTAGATGAAATATTCTCATCTATTGACTCAGATGGAGTTTATCATATAATTAATATACTTCATGATACTATACAAGATATAGGCCTTAATACATTTGTAATCAATCATACTGTACTGCCAAGTGAATATTTTGACAAAAAGTTAGAAATAACTAAAGATGCAGGCTTTAGTGAATTTATAATTGAAACTATTGGATAAATATAATACAAGAAAAATTAACTTTGTAGATGTCAGCATATAATCAAGAGTACAATTATGATAATACGATCATAAGATATATTATTGTAGCACTCTTAGCAGAATTACGTGAAAAGGTATATTTTTATAACCAAATAGACGAGAGTACTTTAAAAAAGATACCACTTCCATTCTTTTATTCAATAACAGGAGATGGTAGGTTTTTAATGGATAATTTTTTGTTTGATGCTGAGGCAGCAGGCAAAGCCATTGGAGATTATGAAGTAGTTCCTAGAGGTATTTTACAACTAACAGGAATATCTATAGATTCAGGAAGTCAAACAAATAAGTTTGTAAGGTCTGAATTTGTTAGAGAATATGATGGAGTATTAAAAACTTTTTCAATGGAAACAAACTTTCTTCCACTGAATATGACTTTTAGTACAACTGTTGTTTGTAATGATAATTTGGAAATGCTAAAGATCACAGAGTCTTTAATGAGTAAACTTTATAAGAATACTCTTTTCCAGGTTGATCTAGGAATGTTTAGAGTTCAGGCTACCTGCCAAGTACCAGAAGATTATAGCCAAGATAGATTATTTGAATTTCAATTAAATGACAAAAAACAATTTGAGGTAACTTTTGATATAGAAGTAAAAACATTTATGCCAGTATTCGAAGGAGGTATATTAATTCCTGAAATTGACTTTATGACAAAGACTGCTATATTATCTAACCCTAAAGCAGCAGGTGTTGGAATGCTAAGATCTGGAAAAGATAATGAATTAGGTATATACTTTGGTGGAATATTTCAAAAATTTGATATGTCTCAGGAAAGTATATTAAAGGTACAGCCTAGCGGTACATTTAGCAATAGAGGATATATCAATCCTGATGCAATATTAACTGGAGGACCTTATTCAGAATCAGAAATAACCTCAGCACCAGTCATTCCAGAGAATGCTGAAAGTAGGTTGTATCGTAATGCAGACGCTGAACCTAAAAAAGAAGATTCAGGATTAGGGACAGTTGATAACTAATAAACAAATAACCGGTGAGAACTATAATATATAAAACAAATCAAATAGTGTAATATGGAAAACACAATAAACGAAGGACAAACACAAGTATACGCTGATGGAAAGGTAGAACCACAGGCTGGTGTTAATCAGGATCAAGAATACTTGCAAAATCCCCCACAACAATTGATGGATATTATCCATGTTTTGTTTCAACAAAGTGGGAGGATGTCAGATATTGATAATGACAATAAAATTGATCATAGCGGATCAATGAGTAAAGAACAAGTACTTGCTATTTTAGTTGGTATGGGAATACCACAGACTATGGCTGAAGTAGCATTAATGAAATATTTACAACATCATAAAGACATGTCCGATATATACACTGAAAATAATAATCAAAAAAATCATAACAAAATGAACTTTACATTAACAGATCTGTATGAAAACGTTATGGAGAGTATTAACGGCCTGAAAGCTATGGATAATGACAATTCCAGAGTTTCATTTTCTGTTAAGGAATCTTTAACTATATTAGAGGAAGCAATTAAAGCATTCCCTATGAAATTAAAAAATGCTGACCTTTCACAAATTAGTGAAGAAATAGAAAATGCAACTAATCCTAATCTTAAATTCAAAATAGCTAGACACCTATACCAAAAACTAGGAGCTAATGCTTGGTTACAGCCAGTATCTGAATTAAGAGAGTATATTATGGAATCATATAACTCTGCAAAGTGGAATTACAGAATAAGCGAATCTTTAGATAGAATTTCTAACCAAAGAGGTAAATTAATGGAATCTCTTGTTGAAGATTTAACTTCTATTCTAAATGAATCTGATGTAAAAACTAAATTCAATTCTATTGCTGCAAAGAACCCATGGTCAATGGATATTAAAGCAATAGTAAATGAAATGAACGCAGAAGATGCTAAAGTTGCTTCAACTGCTTCTGGTAAAGTTGTATCTATTCTTTCTCCAGTTTTAGAATCTGAAGAAGGTTTAACTTTTAGATTACACGGAAAGAATTATACATTTGACGGAAAAGATATTACTGAAGCTAATGTAACTGATCCAAGATTCTTTGATGTAAGTGAAGGTTTAGATATGTTCTCAAGAAATGGTAATATTCTTTCTTTGCATGGAGAAAATGGTAAATCATTAGAATATAACATTACTGAAGGTACTTTGATGATGGGTAAAGTTGATATGACTAACTATAGTATCATTGAATTGAAAGAATCTTTACTGGCAACTAACTTCTCAGGTTATAGAAACCAATGGCAAAATGATAAAATTTGCAAATTCTTTGAATCTATTGATTTAGTTGCTGAAATGGACAACTTCACTACTATTCAATCGCAATCCCATAAAGATGTATTCGTAAGTGTAATTGCATTAGATGAAGGGATATATGTTAACACTGTTAATCCAGGAATGAAGTTAAATGAAATGAAGAAATACGAAACTGCTACTGAAACAGTAGAAGTTGTAAAGGAATTCGTTAATTATGACATTTCTCCAATTCTTTCTGAAAGATTAATTGCTGAAGATAATGAAAAAGCAATTGAAGAAAATAAGAGAAAAAACATTTCTGACGAAATTTCATTTTTAGAAGAAAAGAAAGCAGAAGTTAAAGCAGCTATTGAAAAAATCGGTGAAACTGAAGAATTGTCTGAGGCTCTAAATTTATTAGAAGAAGAGTTAAAAGGTAAGGAAAAAGAATTAGCTGATTCATATATTTCTGAAAAAAAAACTAAGTCCGACTATTTAAACGATGGTTTCGTAGAAGCATCAGTTAAAAAAAGCGGCCAGGGTCTAAAAAAGAGACAAGAAGTATTAGTTAATGCTGAAGAATACGCTTCTTTAGGAGATGATGATTTACTTACTATCATTGTTCCTAAAAATGGAAAAAGCATCGTACTCCCAAAAGAAGATTTAGAGGTTAAGATTTAAATCTAATTCCAAACAAATATATTGAAAGGGCCGATATTAAACAATCGGCCCTTTCTTGTATATAAATATTAAATAAATAAAGTCAATGGCACGTAAAAGAAATTACTTAAATAATAGGGATTTGTTAGAACAAATCATTATTTCCAAAGAACAAGGTGAATTAACCCCAAAGGCTTTGGAATTTTTAATGTTATTGGCTGACAAGTGCTCAAGAAAATTAACTTATAGAAATCCTGAAGACAGGCAAGATTGTATTGCTTATGCTTATATGGATCTTTATAGATATTGGAGAAATTTTAATCCTGATAAGAGTACCAACGCGTTTGCTTACTTTACTGAAATTGCTAAAAGAGGATTCGCAAAAGGTTGGAACAAACTACATCCTAAGAAATATCACGGCACAGTTTCTATAAACGGTAGCAGTGATAGTGAAGGAATCTATACAATATAGTTAATTGCCTATGAGCATTAAGAAGGTCAAACCAACAGTAAAGTCCGGTTATAAACAAGGTTATTATAAACCTAAATTTCCTAATAAGTATAGAGGAGAGGGTCCAATAATTTACCGAAGTAGCTGGGAGAGAAAATTTTGCCATTGGTGTGATCATAACGAAGATGTTATAATGTGGATATCAGAACCTTTCTCAATACCTTATTTTAATTTGTTGGATAACAAATTCCACAAGTACTATCCAGATTTTTATATAAAAATGAATAAAGGTGATAAAGTAGAAGAGTATGTAGTAGAGATAAAACCAAAGGCTCAATTACAAAAACCAAAAGAACCTAAAAGAAAAACAGCTAAAGCATTAAAGAACTTTAAATATGCTTATGAATCTTATGTAAGAAATTTGTGTAAAACAAATGCTCTTAATAAAATGGCGAAGGAAAGAAATTGTAAAGTAATGCTTTTAACAGAAGACTCAAAAATATTCTAATGGCTTTAGTAGGAGAATTTAATCAAGATTTAGAAATATACCTTGCAGACAACAAAGGTAGATCTGGTGCGTCTAAACAATCAGCTATAGATATACCAAATATTAGTGCACCTGCGAAAGGAATTTTAAACCCAGGGCAAATGTACTCTTTTTATTATTATACTAAAGATGAGCCTTTTTATGACTCTAATCCTCTTGTGATTGGTTTAGGCGAATCTGATAATGGCCATCAATTAGGAATAAATTTACATTACATGCCTTATGATGCTCGTATACCTTTTCTAACTGATTTATTTAAATCTTTACAATCTACAATAGCTACTTTAATTAAAGGTAATGCTTATGGTAATCCTGCTAGACAAGGAGCAATAGGAGCATTAAAGTGGGAGTTTCTAAAACAGGCTTATGGTAAAAAATATAACTTAACTTATTGTACAAGACAGTACATGGTAGATAAAATGAAAAACCCAGTAGTATTAGGATATGAAGATTGGTATGTAGGGGCTGTGAATGATGAGGATCAATTTTATGGAGGTAACATTAACCAAGCACAATCATTATACTACAAGAATATATAAACTAACAAAAATAAAATAATATGGCAGGTTTTACAGATAGAAGAGGTCCTTTAAGTACAGGAAACCCTGTTAGAAGACTTCTTAAAGATCTTTCTAATTTAGGAATGGCATATGATGATATGATCATTCGTAATTCTAGAGCCGTTGGTTACACGGAGAACAATATGGGATATACATTTAATCCTATGGGCTCTGATGCTGATGATATGTATGGAGCTTTTGCTGCACTTTCATTAACCGATACTAACTTAAAGAAAAATATTTCTTTCTTTGATAAAGACTATGAAAGAAAACGTGATCAACTTAGAACATTTGCAGTACAAGATGAAATTGAGGATATTCTTGATGTCATCACTGATGAGGCTATCGTTTTTGATGAATCTAATTACATGGCATATTCTCATTTTAATGGTCATATAGGAGCATCAATAGAAGAAGAAATTGGTGATGTATATAATAATATCTACAATTACTTTGGTTTTTCTGATTCTGTTTCTCCTTGGAATTATTTTAGGAAGTGGCTGATTGATGGCTTTCTTGCGTTTGAGATTGTCTATAATGATAGACAAACTGAGATTATAGGTTTTAAAGAATTAGATCCTATCTCTTTAATGCCAGGTATTGATACTGACGATGGAAAGAAAGTATGGATACAATATAAAGGTCAGGGTGCAAAAGAAAGAACTTTATATGATTCTCAAATTATTTACTTATCTTATTCACAAGTAAATTCACCAATGAGAATATCTTATGTGGAGAGATTGATAAGATCATTTAATTTACTAAGAATAATGGAGCACAGTAGAATTATCTGGGCTGTATCTAATGCATCATTTAAAACTCAGTTTACAATTCCTGTTGGTGGTAAATCAAAAACAAGAGCAAAACAATCTCTTGCACAGTTAATGAACTCATATAGAGAAGTAGTTGACTTTAATTTTGAAAGTGGTGAAATTCAAACAAATGGTAAACCAATGATGCCATTCAACAAAGAGTATTGGTTACCTTCTAAAGATGGAGAAACTCCAGAGATTACTACTATTGGAGGAGATGGTCCTGATTTAGGTGATACAGAATCTCTTAAATATTTTGCTGATAAATTACAATTAGCATCTAAGATTCCATTTTCTAGGTTTGATAGAGAAGGTGGAAATACTTATGATATGGATGCAAGTGGTATGCTTAGAGATGAAATTAAGTTTGGTAAGTTTATCGCAAGGTTAAGATCTATTTGGCAAGAAATATTAGTTAAACCCGTATATCTTCAAATGTGTCTTAATCACCCAGAATTAAAAAATGACATTGCGTTTAAATCAGGTTTAGGTTTAGATTTTGTTAAAGATAATGTTTTTGAAGAAATGAAAGAGATGGAGCTTCAAACAAAAAGAGTTGATTTTATTGGTAACCTTAAAACACAATTAAGCACAATGGATGCTGAAATGACCGAAATACCATATTTTGATTTAGGATTCTTAATTAAGAGATATGGTGGTTTTACTCGTGATGACCTTAAAGCAAATGAACGTGCAAAGGAACGTGAAGTACTGCAAGGTGAGGGTTATACTGATGAAGATATTGAAAAGATCCTTTTAGGTGCAAATAAGAAGGATTTTACACCAGAGAAAAAATCTGATGGAGTAGATGAAGACCCACTAGGCGACTTCTAAAAACTAATAAGACTTGTAATATATAAATCAAATAATACTAGAAAGATGTCTAATAAGAAACTTTTAATTCTAGAAAGATCTCAGTCAAATTTAAACATGACAAAAGATGCGGACGGCTCTGTTGTGCTGGAAGGCGTGTTTACTGAGATTGGAGTAAAGAACAAGAATAACCGAATATATGAAGAAGCAGAAGTACTTCCTCACATTAATGAACTTAAGGAAAAAGTTAAAACTAATAAACTTTTAGGTGAGCTTGATCATCCTAAAGATTTTGATATTAGTTTATCTAATGTATCTCACGTTGTAGAAGATTTAAACTATGATAGAGACAAGAAACAAGTTCTAGGAAGAATAAGATTATTAAATACATCTAAAGGTAAAGAAGCACAGGCACTGATTGAAGATGGTATTCCTCTTCATATCTCAAGTAGAGCTGCTGGAACGGTTGATGAAGCTGGGAAGGTTAAGATTAAAAAATTCTTTACATATGATTTAGTTGCTGATCCAGGATTTGAGAATGCTGAATTGGCTAGAGTTAATGAATCTTTTGGTTTTGAAAATACCGAAGGATTATTCATTTATGAAATGGATAGCTCAGATGAAGAAATAAATAAAACAAATAAAACAGATCTAACGATGGAAAATACAACAGGAAACTTTGTAACCGTTGAAGATTTCAATAAGTACACTGAATATGTTAAAAATACATTGGATAGTGTTAAGGAATCTGCAAACTCAAATAATGATGAATTAATTGAAAAGCTTGTAAAATATACAGAGCATATTGCAGAAAAAGTAAATCAAGTAACTGATTACACTGAATACTTATCTGAGAATCTTGACAAGAGCATATCATACTCTGACTACTTAGCAGAGAATGTAGATAAAATCAAAAATTACGCTTCTTACTTAGGAGAAGAATTAGATAACTCAATTCAATATACTGAGCATGTTGCTGAACAAGCTGATAAAGGGATTGAATATTCTAACTATCTTGGAGAGCAATTAGAAAAAGGTATTGAATACTCTGAATATGTTGCTGAAAAGGTTGATCAAAATATTGCATATTCTGAATATCTTGGTGAAGGATTAGACAAGAGCATTAAATATTCTGAATACATTGCTGAAAGCATGAACTCTGAAGAAGGAGAATCAATAAATGAATCAACTGAAGTAGAAGAGGCTCCAATAACTGAATCTGTTGAAGTAGTAGAAGACAAGAAATCATATAAAGATGCTATTAGCGAAAAATTAGCTGATTTAATTTCTAAAGCAGAAGCTAAATCTGTAAATGAAATGCACTTTATGAATTTCTTATCAGAATCTAAAAAGAATGAATTTGATTCTTTATCTGAAGATAAGAAAGTTCTTATAGTTGAATCAATGAATAAGAATTCTATTATGTCAACTGTACAAGCAGAAAATGTTTGGGACTCATGCTTTATCACTGAAAGAAAGGCAATTAACTTTATTGATGATATGCCAGAGAAATACCGTGATAAGTGGGAAGCTCTTTCAGAAAATAGAAAAGAACAAATTATTGCTGAATCTAAATTCCACTCTTTAAGTACTCCTTATGCCATTAATAATTTCTGGCAGACAAGAGATATGAGAGATACTCAAATGAACTTACAAGCAATAAATGAAGCTAAGACGGCTGCTGAAGCTGCTACGAAAAAAGAATCTTTAGTAAACGAAAGTTTCAAAAACGACTTAGTAAATAAAATGAAATTCAGATTGAATAGATAATCAATCTAAAAGATATAATCGAATAGCTAAGAAGAAAAGGGCTGTGGCGATTAGAAACGGAATTTTCAAATTCCAAAAAATGCGAAAAATAAATTTTTTAAAATGTACGCAAATCAATTAATCAACGAGGCTGAGGTGCAAAAGACTTGGGGACCTATCATTGAGGAAAGTACTGGCATTACAGAAAAGTCTAAGTTATCTTGGATGTCTAAATACTGCCACTACCACAATCTTAATGAGAGTGTTTACAATACTGTTCACCTTAACCCGAACATGAATGTTCAAAGTATGGGCAACGTTACATTGCCAGGAGATCCTGGATCAATGAATGCTTTCGGTGCTCAAGCTCAGGGATCTGGAGACAGACCTTTTTCTTTGTTACCACTTGCAATGCAAGTAGCTGCACAGACTGTAGGTTTAGACTTAGTTCCTGTAGTACCAATGCAAGGACCAATGGGAATTTTAACTTACTTGGACTTTGTATATGGTGGAGGTAGAGGATCAGGTGCTCCTATTAACGGTGACCTTGATACTGTAGCTGCTCCATTATTAATTAAGTTCGCTGTTACAAACGATGACGGAACGGACTTTATCGTAAATGATATACTTTACGCAGATGGTTTAAA